GCCGAGGCCAACGCCCGGATCGCAGAGGCACAGGCGCGCATCGTCGAAGAGCAGGCCAGCGCCCAAATGGAAAACCTGGAGGAGGTTCTGAATTTCCTGTCGGTCCCGGTGGCGCTGGTCCTGTGCGCGGTGATCGCCGCGGCAGCGTTCTGGGCCGGCATGCGGGCGGCCGAGCGGTTCGTGGGGATGCGGGGGCAGTGATGTTCCAGAAGCCCAGCGAACCCGAACCGCGAGATACGTCGAACCTGACCGATCTGGTCGTAGCGCTGCAGGACGCACGCCTGGCGCTGTGGTTCCCGGTCTTCCAATCGCTGGCCAGGGCAGTCACGTCCGGCCTGCTGGTATGGGTGCTGGCCGCCCTGTTCGGGGCGGCCGGGGCGTGGCGCTACGGGCTGGCGGTGTTCGTCCTGACGCTGGCATGGTTCGTCTGGGATGGGATCTGGGCCTGGAGCGGCGATCTGGGCCGGGCGATCGGGCTGGTGGAGCAGGTGATCCAGGCCGATATCGACCGGGATGGGCGCATCGGGCCGGCGGCGCTGCCGGCGCGGATCGTGCGCGCCGAGGTCGTGCACAAGAGCGAGAGCGGCGGCATCGGCCAGATGCAGTACGTCAACCTGCCGGCCAGGGAAGAGCAGCTCCAGCTGCTGGCGGCCAAGACAGCGATGTGGGGCTGGAAGATCAGGGTACGGCAGCTCACCGAAGGGGCGGGGAAAATTTTCACCCAGGGCGAGCTGGACAGCCTGCTGGCGGTGATGACGGCGCGCGGGCTGGCGACGCAGATTAATCCGGACAATCCACAGTCGGGCTACATTCTGACCGACGCCGGGATCGTGGTCATGAGCGAGCTGGCGGACGAGCGTGGGCCGGTGCTGCCCCCGCCCCCGCCTGCCCCACCGACCGAAAGGTGGTGACCGTGAGTTTACGGGGTACGTCACTCACTCACTCACACTCACTCACGATGTTAGTGGGGTGGGGGAGGCTGGCGGGCGCGGTGGTGATCCTGCTCGCCGGCTGCGCGCCGTACCCGCTGACGGCGGCCGGGATGCAGGATCAGGCGATCCGCATGGCGGCGACGGAGACGGCCTGGCCGGTTCGGGAGACGGCGCAGGCGCAGGCCAGCCAGGCAGCGGCAACCCAGGCGGCGCAGATGGCCACCCAGCAGGCCGGCCAGGCGACCAGCGCAGCGGCGACGGCGGCGATGCTGCGGGCCACCGAAATCAGCGCCGAGGCGACGAACCAGGCGGTCAACGATCGGGCGCTGGTGGCCCACGCGCAGGCGAGCGCCACGGCCGCCTGGCTCAACGGGCAGCTGACGGTGATCCCGGTCTACCTGCAGGCGACCGCCACGCGTCGAGCGGAGCTCGCGGAGCGGCAGGAACTGACCGAGAATATCGGCTGGTGGGCGGTGGTGGTGTGTGTGGCGGCCCTGGCGCTGTATATCGCCGGCGTGCTCGTGCGCCGGGAGATGGAGCGGGTGGTGGATCGCTGGACCGTGGTCAGGGATATGGCGCGGGTGCGCCGGCAGGGCGCACAACCATTTGACGTGAGTAAGGAGGCCGGAGATGGACAAACAGGAACGTGAGCAGCTGAAGCGGGTTTTTCGGGAGGAATTATGGCAAAAAATACGGGATATGCTGGCGGGAACCGATCTGACGCTGGCCGAGGCCATCCGGGAGGTCGAGAGCGTCAATCAGCGCCTGGCAAGGGAGTGGAGGGCGCAGCAGGACGGCTGACGCTGGACGAGATCCGCATGGTGCAGGAGCTGGTGATGGCGCGTTTCAACGGGATGGCAGGCGAGGCGGCTCGCTCTCCGATGGGGGCGCAGCGCCGGGATATATGGCGGAAGATCCTGACGAAGCTGGTCAGGATGGAGGAGAGCAAATGAACTGGTTTGATCGGGCGAATCAATGGCTGGAGGGCGTGGAGGGGAGCATCATCACGTTTGTGACGATGCTGATCCCGTGGCTGGCCCCGGCGCTGCCAGCGTGGCTGACGTTCAGCCACCTGACCGGCGAGATCGGGATCCCGAGCGTCGTGGCGGGGGCGATGGCGGCCAGTGTGGAGTTTTTGGGGCTGGCGGCGATCGCAACGGCGTTTGCGGCCATGCGCCACAACCGGATGGATGCGGCGCAGAAGCGTAAGGTATCCTTGAGCTTTCCGGTGATCGCGTATGTGTTCTATGTGTGCGTGGTGCTGACGGTGAACGTGGTCCTGTCCCTGCCGATTGGCGAGGATCTGCGGCCCTATGTGCACGCCGGGGTGATCGCCCTGCTGACGCTGATCAGTGCGCCGGCGTTTGTGATTGCGGTTGCACGCCAGGACCAGCGCGAGATGGAGCAGGCTGCACGTGATGCGAAGGGCGGGAGAGTGCAGGCCGTGCAATCGCCGGTGCAGGTGCATGTGCAGCAGCGTGCAACCTATGAGCAGTTTGCAATTGCACAGATGGCGCGCGGGGATGCAAAGGCGATGAGTCCGCAGGATATCCAGGCGCATTTCGGGGTGAGCCGCAGGACGGCATACAATTGGCTGGAGCGGTACAGGGAGGAGAAGGTGAGGGAGGAGCTGTAATGCCCAGTCATCTAGTTTTGCAGCCGAACGGGAAGTATGCCATTTGGTCAACCGTTGTTGATGACTTTTGGTTCTTCGACGGTGATGCGAAAGAGGTCGGCGATGCGGTGATCGAATTTCAGTGGCAGAGAGGCAAAGCGGATGCCGATGTGCTTCAGTCGAGAATCGACAATCAGATTAAAAATATCGAGAAGTCCGGCACTGCATGGGATTGGGCGAAGGATTGGAATCGGTGTGTGCGCTGGCTTGAAGAAACTAAGAACTCCAAGTCGCTGGCGAGGATTGACGAACTTGGGCTACCGCGAAGAATGAAGCGAAAGGTGTCATCCCTGAAGCACGCACGCTACTGGCTGGACTACTGGCGCGGAAGGGCTGAGCGGGCTGACATGGAACTGAGTTATTTGAAGGCGAGCATGAGAGTGGAAGCATGAAGGGCCTGGTGCGGGTATACGGGCGTGAGCTGGATGTAAAGCAGATCGTGACGCTGCCGGGCGGGGTTGTATTTGTGGATGAAAACCCGCCGGAGATCAGGCCGGCCGATCGGCCGGAATGGGAACGGATCAGAACAAATCTGCGGGCCGTTGCGGGACGGTCCAGGAGCGACGATGGGCGATCAGATGGCATGCGAGGAACCGACTGAAGCGGATCTGGAAGAAGCGCGGGCCTGGCTGGATAAATTCTTGAAGCCGCGCCAGTTGCGGATGCTGATGCTGGCGCTGCGGGAGGTGCAGCAGGACGGCGACGGTTACGGCGACGTGCGCCTGGTGATCGCCGCCGGCCGGCTGCAGAATGTGAGGCTGAGCAAGAGCCTGAGATAGCACATTTCCGGTGGTTGACAAATATTAGAACAATTGTATAATCTGAATAGACCTTAGAATACCGGTCAACCGGCGGGGTCGGCTATTTTGCCGACCCCGCTTTCTGTTTTTAACCATTCGGAGGAACCCATGACAACGCTTTTGACCAGTCGGAAATTCTGGGCCCTGCTGATCGGGCTGCTGGTGATGATCCTGGCGCAATTCATCCCCGGCTTCGCCCTGGATGAGGAGACGGCCATCGGTTTCGTGATCGTCGTGGCCAGCTACATCGTGGGCGTGGCGGTGGACCCAGGCCCGGGCGGCTGGCGCGGCGTGATCCAGAGCCGCAAATTCTGGGCAGCCGCGATCGGCCTGCTGCTGGTGCTGATGGATGGATTTGGATTGCGCCTGCCGGCCGAAGTGACGCCGGACGTGCTGGTGTGGGTGTGCGTGACGATCGGGGCGTACATCAGCGGTGTGGCGCTGGAGAGTAAGTGGCTCGTCATGGCCGGCGAGATCGGCGAGACTGACGACAATCCGCAGTAAGCCATGAGCGAGCCCGTTGCGTTGGTATTGGCGGCCCTGATCGGCGGGGCGTTTGCGACCCTGGCGAATATCGTCGCGGCGTATCTATCGCGCCGCAAGGACAATTCGGAGGCGAAAAAACTGGACGCTGAAGCAGCCCAAACATTGAGCGAAACAGCCCTGTCGCTGATCGAGCCCTATCAGCGGCAGGTGGAGGGCTTGCAGCGCAAGGTGGATGGCCAGCAGACGACGATCGACGCCCAACAGAGGACGATCGACGATCTGATGGGCCGGATGCAGGTCGTAGAGCGAGCGCTGAAAGAGGCCGAAACGGCGCTGTGTGATGCCGAAACGGAGCTCTATAAGGTCGAGCAAGAGTATGACCAGGTGATCGGCGGAGCGAACCAGCTGGCCGACCAGGTGGTATCGCTGGGAGCCAGCCCGGTATACCGGCCTCCAGACCGGCGGCAGGGGGCGTAAAGATGGCTAAGTTTAGAAAGAAGCCGGTAGTTATTGAAGCTATCACATTCGATGAATTGGTAGAGTACGGGAAATCACACGGCGGGAACATTGTAAATGGTATGCCGTGGTCTTTCGAGTACGCTGGTCATTCTATAACCCATGAGAATGACGATTGTTATCTCATCCCAACCGATGAGGGAACTATGAAATTTGGACGTGCAGATATGTTGCTCACCGGAGTAAACGGCGAAATTTATCCTTGTAAATTGGATATTTTTGAAAAGACTTACGATCCGGTGGAATAACCATGCTCACCTCTGACCAACTGGACGCCCTGACCGAACCGATCGTTGCGCTATATGACGAATACGCGCAAACGGTCATTCGTGATATTGCCCGCCGCCTGGTCGGGCTAAACTTTGCGCGTCCAACCGCTGCATGGCAGATGCAAAGGCTGGTAGAAAGTGGGAAAGTCTACGATGACGCTATCGAAGAGCTGAGCAAGGTAACCGGTAAAAGCGAAGCGGAACTGATAAAGATGTTCGAGACCGCCGGCGTGAAGTCGTTGAAGTTCGATGACGCGATCTACCGCAAAGCCGGCCTAAATCCTCTACCGCTCAACTTATCCCCTTCTATGGTCCAGGTATTAGCAGCGGGATTGCAGAAAACACAGGGCCTTATTCGCAACCTGACATTGACCACTGTTACCAGTGCGCAGAGCCTGTTCATCGACGCGGCTGACCTGGCCTATATGCAGGTGACCAGCGGAGCATTTGATTACAATTCCGCAATCAGGCAAGCCGTGAAAGAAATAGCGGCGAAAGGATTGCAGGTCGTACACTTCTCTGGCCGGCGCGATCAACTCGACGTTGCCATGCGACGGGCGATCCTGACCGGCGTCAATCAGACCGTGGGCCGGCTCCAGATCACCCGGGCCGACGAGATGGGTAGCGACCTGGTGGAAGTGACCGCGCATATCGGGGCAAGACCGGAACATGCTGTCTGGCAGGGTAAGATTTTCAGCCGATCGGGGTCATCAAAGAGATATCCTCACTTCGCGACGGTTACCGGTTACGGCACGGTCACTGGCCTGATGGGTGCAAACTGCCGGCATAATTTTTATCCGTTTTTTGAAGGCATCAGCGAGCGCGCCTACAAAGAGGCCGAGATCAAAGAATGGGCTGATAAGCCCGTCAAATACAACGGCAGAGAGATGACGGTCTACGATGCCACCCAACGTCAGCGGGAGATCGAGCGCAAAATCCGTGACTGGAAGCGGAAAGCCGGCGCGCTGGAAGCTGCAGGGCTGGATAATTCTAAAGAGCTCGCTAAGGTCAAACGGTGGCAAGCCGAGATGCGCAAATTTGTGAAGCAGACCGGATTGAGCCGCCAGCGATTTAGGGAGCAGGTATGGACGGGCGGAGAGGCGAAACTACCACCGCGGCGGCCCGAACCAAAGACGCCGATGACTAAACCCAAACCCACGCCGGCTCCAGAGCCTGCGCCGCAAGGCGCGCCGGTGAGCAGAGCGATCGAAATTCGTGCAAAAGGTAAGACCGGCAAATCAATTGCGTATACACTCGACAAGATCGACAGTGTGCACGGCGATGGCAGCTTGCCCCAAATACCAGCCGAACAAAATAGCGGTCGCAGTCGCCTGGGTTATTATTCGTTTAGCTATGGCGGTAAACCGATCAAGATCAGCGTCAGCCGCATCGGTGAACACCCAGAACTCACGATGGCGCACGAAGCCGGTCATTTCCTCGACCACGCCGGCATTGGACGCGGTGTGTTTGCGTCCGAGCGCCTGGAAGAATTAAAAGACTGGCGCGAAGCTGTTTGGAATAGCAAGGCATATAAAACTATCGAGGACATGCTCGCTCATCCGGGCAGGTACGCTGCCGATATACCGACAGGAGTCGGAGTGTATTCGATCACGCCTGATCGGGGTCATTTACGATATCTATTAGATACGAAGGAATTATTCGCGCGCAGTTACGCCCAATATATAGCTCATCGTTCTGGCGATCCGACGCTTTTAGAGCAATTGAACAAAGAGCGTAGCGATAAAATGTATGGTGTACGACAATGGGCCGATGAAGACTTTGCACCCATTGCAGCCGCATTTGATAAGTTATTCCGTTTCCTGGGGTGGTTGAGATGACAACGCTGGCAGAACTAGCAGATCAAATTGGCGACGAAAAGGCAATCGAGTATGCAGTCAACGAGTTAGGCATGACGCCCGATTATGCTCGTTTCACGTTGGCTATGGAGCGCGGCGAGGTAGATGGCGATGTGATCGAAGGCGGCGAGGATACGCCAGATGATACCTCTGCCTGAGCACGGCGATGCATCATCCATTACCCAAGGTCGCATCAAAGCAGCCTTTGCGAGGTGGGTCGAGCGCCTTGGTTTGGCCTGGTGGCGCGTGGATGTGCGCTATTATGATGATCCCGGCGAAATCGTGCGGCGTTTCCACGGAAACGATGAGCGTCCAGCGGCGGCGTGCGTGGTCGCAGACTGGCGCTACGCCGAGACAACCATCGATATCAACCTGCCGGCCTGGACAATCATGACCGATGAGGAAATCGAGCGCGCTGCAGTTCACGAACTGGTCCACGTCCTGGTTAACGAAATGCACGAAGGCGAATTGCACCACGAAGAGCGGGTCGTCACGCAGATCACCAAGGCAATCTTTTGGACCGTGGCAGCGGTGGAACGAGAAATTGTAGATGACCATTGAGTTTCGAGCATTCTTGGAGCTGCTTTATTCGTTCGCGAAGCAATATATTTCCTGGTACGAGCGCAATATCAAGGGTAAAATTGCTGTAGCTAACAACAGCGCGACGATTAATAAAGATAATTGATTTTGTGGAAACTCTTGCTATAATCTAACTAAAGCGTCACGCCTTCCGGGCGGGGCGCAGCGATCAGAGTAGGACGCTACGAGCGCC